AGAATAATTTATTCAAATACTAAAAAGAAGCTTACTAAAACTGAGTTAGCCGAAATGCTAGGACCTGGTAGAAAGCCTTCATCTAAGATAGTAACCAAAGAATCCAATTGGATGGACTATTGGGGTTCAAATAAACTAATTTTAGAGGAAATCAAGCAAGAAGGAACTGCCCACTTTAGAAAAGAAATATTGAAATTCTGCTTTAATAAGAAGCAATTAACTTACTGGGAACTCCATTATCAGTGCACAAACGAAGTCCTCTTTTCTGACAAATCCTATAACGATAACATATTAGCCAAGTTCTTTAGGAGAGATCTTGAGAAAAACTAGTATCTTTCTAATTAAAGGTTATAAATGGATAATTCGAGACTTGTACTAGGTATACTACATAATGTTATTGGCAGATCAAAGCCATCAACCAAAGGCAATCATGCCTTTCATTGTCCTTTTTGCAAACACCATAAGCCAAAGCTAGAAGTTGATCCTAAATCAGGAGTTTGGCATTGTTGGGTATGTAACGAGAAAGGAAGAACTCCTACCTCTTTATTAAGGAAGCTGCATGCATCTATTGCTTTAATTAAAGAAATGAGAGAATATTTTCCTGATGGAAAAACTATCATTGACGATAAAACTTACGATAAAGTAGAGCTTCCAAAAGAGTATAGATCTTTAGTAGCTTCTTCTAATGCTTTAATCCATAGACAAGCCAAAGCTTATATTACTAGAAGAGGAATTACAGAGCAAGATATTATAAAATACAACATTGGATACTGTGAGACTGGTAAATATGCTAACTCAATTATAATTCCTTCCTTAGACAAGAACGGACAAATTAACTACTTTATATCCAGATCCTTTGAAAAGGAACCAAAGCGTAAATACAACGCTCCTAGCTGCAATAAGAACGCTTTAATTGGACTTGAATACTATATTAACTGGAAGGTTCCAGTAATACTTTGCGAAGGTATTTTTGATGCCATAGCATTAAAAAGAAACGCAGTTCCTTTATTCGGTAAAACTATTCCAAAAGCTCTAATGTTGAAGTTAGTAGAAACCGATGTTAAAACGGTTTATCTTGCGCTTGACAAGGATGCATTAAAGGAAGCAATCAATTACGCCCAACAACTTATAAACCTCGGTAAAGACGTTTATTTGATTGAATTACAAGGCAAAGATCCATCCGACATAGGATTTGAACAAATGACAAAATACTTACACACAGCTAAACAAATGACGTTTAGTGATTTATTAATGAAAAAGATGCAATTATGATAATAGAACAAAGGAGCCAAGAGTGGTTTGATATGCGCAAAGGCAAGATAACTAGCTCTGAAATACACAAGATTATGGGTGGGAAAGGAGATACGTTGAGCGAAACAGCTAAGACTTACTTACTCGAAAAAGCTGCAGAATTCTACGGTGGTCACGGAAACTCTGCAACAGGTCCGGCAGTAGAATGGGGAATAGAATTAGAGGACCAAGCTATTGAAGTTTACGAAACTAGAACAAAAAACAAAGTAGAGAAGTGCTCTTTTATACCTATAAACGAATCTTACGGAGGCTCTCCAGATGGTAAAGTTTCAAAAGAAGGAGCAATAGAAGTGAAATGTCCGTTTAATTCTGTCAATCACTTCAAGCACGGGTTAATTAAGACTCCGGAAGACTTTAAAAAAATAGCACCAAACTACTATTACCAATGTGTTTCTCACATGATTGCTTTAAATGCAAAATGGTGCGATTTCATTAGCTATGATCCTCGTGTTAACGAGAAGTATCAGATGTTTGTATTCCGCTTAGAAAGAGACGAAGAAGAGATATCCAACGTAAAAGCACGCGTTGAAATAGCAATTGACTACATAAAACAGATCAAAACCTTTATTGAACAAGCTATTAAGTAACTATTTATTAGCAATATGAACGCAGCTAGTAAAACTATAATAGGAAACTTTGTTAAATTCTGTCAAAAAGAGCTAAATATTGAGGAATTACCTTCTATCAAGCTAATTGCTGATAAGAATTGGGTAGCTCAATACAGATCTTTTGGAGAATATAATCCAGGTGCTAGGACTATCAAGGTCTATTATCTAGGAAGAAACACTGCAGATGTATTAAGAAGCTTAGCACACGAACTTACTCACCACAGACAAGAGGAATTAGGAATGATTGATCAAGGATCTGGTGAAACTGGAACCGATATTGAAAACGAAGCCAATGCAATGGCTGGCATCCTACTAAGAGATTATGGTAAGATGGATGTTAGAATATATGATATAAATGTATAAACTAACAAACATACTAAAACGAATTCTAAAAGAAGCCGAAGATGCTAGCGGTGTTTGGTATCATGGCTCTATGGCAGACATTAACCAAGCTGATTTAGATCCTTTATTTAGACAGAATAAAGGGAAGGAGTTCATGGCTCAAAAAGCCTACGATGAAGGTAGCACAGGTTCTCAAAACGGAGTAGGTGTTTATTTTGGCAAAGATAAAACATGTACAGATTCTTTCTGTCCTATGAATTATACAGGATTTCATACTACAAATGCAAAGCAAGGTTTTATGTATGAAATGAAGCTAAAACCCGATGCTAAAGTAGAAAAAAAGAATGACTTACATAATATAGGTACTACAGCTTTTAATGACTTTAAACGAAACGGAGTAGATGCCTTAGCCAATGGAACTGAACTCAATTTACTAAACCCTGAAGCCGTTGAATCTTTTAGAAAAATAATGCAATGGAAAAAAATACCTGCATTATATCCTGTTATTAGAGGTAAAGCTCAAACAGAACAAAAAGTTACATTTACTAGTAATGAAGAATTACTTAACTACTTAAAGAAAGAGTTAGTAGATTATAAATTAGTTAAAGTAGGAGATAAGCAAATATATCAACCTTCAGACGACAATATAGATAAGTCTTTCCAATTCACCTCAGACAAAAAATGGTTCAATGTATAAACTAATCCAAATACTAAAAGAAGTAAAAGAGAGTATTAAATTTACTGAACCAAACTTTGAACAAGAGTGGGGTGAAGCTAGAAGATACCCTGACTTATTTCCAGACAAAGAATCCTGGCTTAAAGCAGTAAGGTTTGGTCAAGTTCAAGATATCGATTGCTCAATGGGTATTGAAAACACCGACATGTGTGATGGAGACTTGGATGACTTGGAACCAGAAAAAGTAGCTCGTGCTATGCAAGCACTTAAAAGTGGTGTAGTAGAACTTCCCATCGTTATAAATAATAACGGCAGATATGAATTAATAGGAGGCAATACGAGATTGACAGCCTTAGCAACACACGGCTTACCAACCAAAGCTTGGGTAATTAATTTAGGATTATTAAGCGAAGGAAAGCAAGTAGGTCCTTTATACCACTTCACTAATTACGATAGTGCGATTGGTATTATAATGAAGGATTTTAAACTTAAAGTAGCATTAACTCCTAAAGAAGTGAGTATAGATGAACTTCCTGACTATGCAAAATATATTAGCTTTACTCGTAATAAAAATTTAGATAGTCCAACAATAAGTCGTGAAGTTAGATTCACCATTGATGGAAATGCTTTATCAAATAGATACAGAGTAGAACCATACGCAGATGTTAAGGCAGGATTTGGTAGAACAAAACCTGGGAAGGATGAAGCAGAAGAACGTGTTAATGTAGCAAAGCGTGAAGGTTTTGTTGATATAGCACCATTCTTAATATCGGTAGATGTAGCAGAGCCTAAAAATATGCGAATGGATGATCCATTAGTAGACGCATTCTACGAATTATTGCAAGATTTAAAAGAAAAAGACGTTCCTTATCGCGTTGTAAACAAATACTAAAAGTTATGAAAGAATCGGTTTTAAAAAAAGAATTTAAACCTCGTGATGTAGCAAGGTTAAGAAATCTAATCTCAGGTAAAACAGGTGATGCAACTCAACTTCAAGCAGGTTGGGAAAGGCATTCAGTAGACCATAAAGAAGGTGATATTTGGGAAGAAGCGGGTAAAAAATGGACTATAAAGAATGGTATTAAGCAAACTGTTACTAAACTAGACGAAATCAAAAAGCTTATAATCATGCCCATAGCCTGCCCAAACTGTGGTGGCGTCATGGCCTTAAACGATTATAATAAGAAAATGTGGGCTATCCACCAAAAGTGCTTTGACTGTGTTATCAAGATGGAAGACAAAATTAAGTACCAAGGAGAGTGGGAAGATTACGAATCTGGTGTTATGAATCAGAATAAAGATGCTATGCTCAACGATTTAGAGATGGCTTTAGAGGGTTGGGTAGAAGAAAAAGACACATTTGTGTCAGAATCCGGTGAAGTTGAGAAGTGGGGAGGTGGAGATAAGAATGCAATATACAAACAAGTCAAGGAAGAGATCGCTAAACTGCGACAACAAGATATTTATAAAGGAGAAAATCCAGAAAACAATGCCGTTTAAATCACAAGTACAACAGAGAGCAGCTTTCGGAGGCCATTTAGGTCCTGAAATGAAGAAAAGAGCTCCAGAATTTGCACATGAAACACCAAATATTAAAAATTTACCACGTCGCGTAGAGAGAGAATCTGCTCCAATGCAAAATTCTCAACTACAACCTGCTGTAAATCAGCCAGATCCCTTCGAAATAGAAGTACCAGAAGTTGGAGTTGTTGATCAGTACGCACATCCAGGTTGTGAAGATACAATCGGAGACATTTATATTGTACTAAAACCAAATCCCGATTCTAGTACAGCAGATATGGTTCACAAAACCCATGCCTTTGGGACTCATCAATTTGATCCTCATACTGTACACGGAGTATACGGTGATGAAGGAGAAGCAGCGATTGTAGCTGAAGGTGCTTTGAAAGATTTGCACAAGCATATTAAGAAAGTAGAAAATAAGAAAGATGATGCATTAGGTAAGATAGGTAAGCATATTACAAGACTTCAGAAAGAAATTAACGATCATATGAAAAGTGCAAACGAAAGACCAGAAGAGTCTGATGCACATCACATGTTAGCCGAGAAGAAGATGAATATTATAAGAAGCTTACGCGATAAGCATAAAAAGGTTAAGGCATCTAAAAAAGAATTACCTAAAAAACAGGAGGATTAATTATGGACGAATTTGTAAGACTGATATCAACATTATTAGCTTCTAGAACACAAGCTCATATTTTTCATTGGCAGGTACAGGGAGTTGGTTCAGACGCAGCTCATAGAGCATTAGGTGCTTATTACGATGAAATCGTCGATTTAGTCGACGGCATAGTAGAAAGTTTTCAAGGTAAATACGGTATCCAAAGAGGATATACTTGTCCAGCAACCTTTAAAGAAGATGGACAATTTGTAAATTACTTCGAAGCTTTAGCAATGTACGTAGAAACTATTAGAACTAAGATTCCACAAGACTCTTATATTCAAAACGAAGTAGATACTGTTGTTAAATTAATCCAAACTACTAAGTACAAACTTATAAACTTGAAATAATGACAGAAGAAAAAGGCACTTGCTGTGGCAAATGTGGACATGTTCATGTAAAAGGAACATCATGTCCTAAACCTTTTTTAGCAGGTAAAAACCACTGCAATAGACGTACCGATGAAATGCATACGGTAAAAGACGACGGTCCAGATGAGTTTCATCAAGTGCATGCTGATGTAGATGAAAGTAGCAAAGGACTTTGGGCAAATATTAGAGCTAAAAGAGCTCGTGGTGAAAAGCCAGCACGCAAAGGTTCAAAAGATTATAAGCAAGCAGTATCTGCAGCAAAGAAGATAAATGCTATGGATGAGACTGATAGCTACTGTCCTACTTGTTTAGCAGAGTATATAATGGAGAACTACAACAAATTAAACGAAGCAGAATATCAAGGTCGTAAAGTTAGTTTAGGCAAACCTTTTTTAACACCAGGCGGTCCTAAAAAGAGATCGGTATACGTTAAGAATGCAAAAGGAAATGTTGTTAAGGTAAACTTCGGTGATCCTAACATGAGAATAAAAAAATCTAATCCTAAAAGGAGAAAGAGTTATAGAGCAAGACATCATTGTGAAAACCCCGGACCACGTTGGAAAGCCAACTACTGGTCTTGCAAAGCTTGGTAATATGTTTAGTTTAAAAGAAACATTATATCGTTTATTACTAGAAGATAAAAT